CTATTACCAACCACTGAACAAAAGTATTACCAATTGTCTCCCAATGATTAATCTCAAGACTGGAGATGGAATCGAACCACAGAAAACTCACATGTTTAGTGAGAAAGCACCTAGCTTTTACGGATAAATTTGGCATTGTTAAATACACCACGTACCGCCAATTAGATTCGTGGATTACATATTCCCTAATACAATTCAACTTGCGCCGCTCTTTCGACCCGAAGTATTATTGCATTGGGGGTACCAGGTTGTTTTGAGGAAAACAACCAAAACAGGGGTGACAAATACTCGACACATACCACCGTCGCGACACTGGAACCACCAGCGGAGGGTCGATCGCCATAAAGACGCCAACACTAACCACCAGAGGTCCTCTGATCGCAATTGCGGAGGGCCGATCAAGCCGACACATACCACCCAAACAACACTGGAACCATCAACGGAGGGCCGATCGTTATAAAAACGCCGACACTAACCACCGATGGTCCTCTGATTGTCTAAGCGGAGGGCCGAGTAATGTACACCAAAATGCAGCTAAGGGTCGGTCAATCAACCGCTGCTAGTTGATGACCACAGACATTCTTCTATTCAAAATTCTGCAACGAATGATTCAATTGAATCCACTTTTCGAACGGGTTGTTCTGCTCGCGAGCATACTTGACTCCTTTTCTATTGGGTAGAACAATATGAGTATTCGGATGAGAAATGTGAGACATCGAAATAAAATCAAAAGGCGTCACAAAGTGACGGTTATGACTTGCTTTCGTTGACTTATAACTCAACAAGGGAGACCCAGCTTTCGCATAGGTCTCAACTTTCGCATTTCTAGAACTTGCACTGATGTCAGCGATCGTGCCACCCAGGCTATGACCTGTGTGGGTAATATCGCCTCCAAGATTCTTTTTGACAAAATCATGGATTTCGAGTGAATGTTTGACTCTTGGATCCGTGTGGTCCAATTTACCAGTGGCCAATTTCTTGACCTGCGGAGCGTCATCACCGAAAATCCATCCAGTGTGTGCAATGACAGACTTTTTAGTCGACGGATTATGATAAACAGCCGTCTTCTTGTCACCGAGTTGCTTTATGATTTGATACCCATCAATATGTTCGGCCCGCTTTTCAACGGGTTCATACACATTACGGCTCATTTTCACAAAGGTGGGGGTAGGCTTCGCGGTTTTAGCTACGTTGCGAACCACCCTACCAGCAAGAATTGCTGGTCCAGCGACATCCATCAGAGCACCGACGGCAAGATTTTTGTACTGTTTTTCACCGACAGGTTTACCCCGACTTGCCTTATCACTCATTCTTGCTACAGTTTGAGCGATTGCTAGTGGCGGGAGCAACACTTGTGCGATGGTGTTCACAGTTTTATTCTTCTTGCCAAGGAGAATTTCTTTCACTTCTTTGGAAACGTTAACTTCATCATAGGGCTCAATTTTGGGTATATGAGCCTCACAATTTGAGGAGTAACTGTTTCCCTTTTGACTTCTTTGTTGCTTTCTTTTTGGCCTTACCCTTGCCTTTTTGCCCGGGGCCGGTGACAGAGATTTGCATCTGAGTGGCTTTGGGTTTAGACACTGGGGTGACCTTCATTTTGGAAGCAATCACGCGAGGTGGACCAGGCTTCAGCTTGATTATGGCTTGTTGAACCAAATTCAAATACGTCCGCTTTTTGTTCCACGACAAAGGAAAAGAGATAGGAAGATTCTCAGCAATGTTCTCGTAAACCTCGATGGCTTTTGGAGAATACTGGGGAGACTGACGGGCAGCAGCAGCAGTCAATGCGTTAGAACCATCAGGAAATGATTCCCACACATAGTTGACAACAATTTTAAAACTGTTGGCAACTGTGGTAGAGCCTGCTGCGCTACCTGTGTTAAGATTTGAGAGAATAACACCACGCAATCGTCTATTGCTGTGGTAATTTCTCAGAGTGTTGAATTGGTCCACGACTGTTGTTGTGGTGGAAGAAGCAATGGCTTGAACCATTGTGCCACTGACCAAACAGGCGCGAGTATTCGAAGTTTGAGTATTTTGACCACCAGGAAACCCGGTGCCACCATTAACGGTGCCAATGGTATTCTGGGTAAGAATGCTCGGAGCCTCAATGTATTTGTCCCTGACGCAGGGATATTGGGCTTCGCACTCATCAAAATCAGACAGACAAGGCATGAAACAGCCGTCTGTGATCTTTTCCCAATCTTCAACCTTGAAGAATTGCCTAGCCTCAGCTATGGTATTGGGACCATTTGGGTACATGTCCGCAGAAGTTTGATACTGGTTGTACTTACCATTGATCACAAAAGCATTGTAATTATTGGAAGCACTCAACTTAGTACGAACTGGACTGCGAGTGACCTCCCAAGAGAGGCCAGCACCTGTTGAATAGTTATCTGCACCTGTGGGGACAATCTCCAACCAGGTGGCAACCATTCGTCCACGCTCTCCAGCGTAGAAAGAGTCAGGTGCAACGATCACCTGACCAGCCCCAGCGTTGACTGGGTCAGCGTTGAGAGAAGTCCCAAGAGCAGAACCCTTAGGAAAAATTGAGCCACCTGGAGGCTGAACATAGATACCAACACCACCGGTGTTGACCCCAAGTTCGCCCGAATTGACAGCCACAATAGACTCATTTGATGTAAGACCACCAAATAGAACTTCTTGGCGCTCCCAAGGCCACATGACAATTTCAACGGTGGAACCATTGTTCGCAGGTGTGGCATTGTACCAAGTGTTCATATTGATGTCTAATTCCTGGGTTGTGTGTCTGAGAAAAGAGGGTGCACAGTCTTTATCCGGTACACCCGTATACTGATACGCACCCGCATCTGGCACGCACAACGCAGTTTTGAGGAAATCTTCATCGACTTTGGACAACCCAGAGGGCAGCCGCATGCTTTGAAGATATTTGGAAACATTTTGATTTGAATTCATTTTAATTCTGGGAATAACGTGTATATACAGTAGTTTTCCTATGACGTTAACCTGTCATAGGTCGAGAGGCCTGTCCAATGGACAGAAAGGCCAGTCAAAAGCATCCGGACACACTTTGACTATCGCCTCCCACTGCTGTACCGTACGCTTCTTATGAGCGAACGAAATAATACACTTCTCCCTCCCGGTGAATTCATATCTGGGACTGTTTCCCTTGAAAAATCGGTAACTGATAAAATCAACATATCCGTCAATGTTCCAATTTGAGTAATCTGTAATAGTCTTACCCATTTCTTTGCAAACGTCCATGTATCCAGTTCCGATCGTTTGATGAATGATGTCATCCCCCATGCTGAGAGTTTGGCCTCGCATAGACTCCGGATGATCCATCATCCATTCATAGATCTTATTCTCAGGAACACCTGACACTCTAGCTAAATGAACAGCCTGAGCGGTGCGCTGAGTATAAGACCTCACGTGATAGTTGGTGTTCGCTGTGGTCAACTTACCACTAGCGTTCTCTCCAACATAATTGCGATCGATGACCATTCCATTGGGAATGTACACAAGAAACGCCATAAGATGATATTCAACAAAAGCAAATAGTTTCAACCACATGCTAGTGCTCTCTTCAAAAATGAATTTCATGATTTCTTCATTAGTGTCGAGTCTAAGAACCTCTTCATCCTTGACTTTTCCGAACTTGTGGCCCATCCCAATGATGTATTTCCACATGTCGTTCTGTGTAACAGTATTTTCAAATTTACTAGCGTCATCACCGCTCAATTCACCCATTTCATTAAACATCCACCAGAGTTCATCAAGACCTTCGGGGTCAATTGATAACCCTGAGACTGTACAACTCTGCTTCCATTTGAGGGAACTTCTCTCATCCCAACCGTTCAACAACAGCAAATGGATAATGTAGTAACGGATGCTGGCGGGTTTTATACCACGCCAGATTTGACTAAGGTGCTTGGAGAGCTTCATTGGCTCATCCTTTATAAAGTACGATATCACATCCACAACCCCATCAATCCATAACTCAAATGGAGATTTGTGATTCCAACCAACTCCGATGACTTCGATGATTGTCATCATTGTATAATAGGTCACACTCCAAAGATCTGACAAGTCCTTAGTGAACGCACCACGATTTTCGTAGATGCAATCCCAGGGGAATCCGCAACCACTAATCGGGTTTATTCTGCGTTTCACACAGATCAAGTCCGTAAATCTATCGCTCAACTCACTGTAGGAAAAATCCTCAGTCCACCCAAAACCATCGGGATGGTTTACTGTGTAGTAAGAATCACCAACAATGATGGACATTGGGTGAATTCTAAGAGTCTGAACGATATCACGAGCCACATTCGTGCCATTAATTGTGCTCAATCGAGCAGGTTCATAGCCGTGAGGTGGCATTTTCTTCGTCGACAAGTCGACTAAAGTAAGTAGTTTACGAGTCAATTCATCATCAGGCATAGGCTCAGGCCATTTCCAGTCCTTAACACCAGGACGAGGCCGAACCATTGCCACAACAGTGCACCCTCCCATGTCGTACGGAACAAATTCCGGATCGACTCGAATCTGCGCACGCCTCCAGAGATCAGAGATAATTAATCTACCTGATTCATATCTGAAAAGTGCACGTTCTTCTTCTGAGAGGTCTCTGAGCCAGACGAAACCGCCGTTTTCGTCTCCTTTTGGGCAGGCACATTTGTCGATGTGCTGCCCCTCGGCAAGTTTAAATTAGGACAATTATTGGGAAAGTGCCCCTTCTTCTTGCAAACGCTACAAGGATGCTCGGCTACAGTATGAGGTGAAACTTCTTTTGAGTGCTTACAGCCGCAAAATGCATCCTTGTCTTGAGGACCCTCTCTCTTTCGATTAGGGCAATCTTTCACCAAATGAATCGGCGAAGATTTGCATTTATCATTTTTGCAAGCTCTCTTACAGTCTGCTGCGAGGTGTGATTTGTCGACACACAAAAAGCAGGCTAAAGGAGAACCCTTGGTAAGATTTTCCTTCACTTGCTGATTTGCGTTCACCCCAACTGTAGGGGTCATCAACTTAACATCCGTCGCACTCATTGACTTCACATCAGCTGCAGTGAGCGACTCATCTTTCGCGACTTTGGGAGACTCTGAACTTGGATTTTCTTGATAGAATTTCAACATATCAGTATACCGCTTATTAACGGCCTTCATCTCCTCCTTCACTACTTTGATGTGCTCCTCTGCTTCCTTTGTTATTTTCACTTTAGAAGCTACTTCCTTCTTCGCAGCAACCGCTGCTTCAGACACGTACTTCTCTGGATTCAAAGTATTGAGCGCCTTCTTCATCTGGGTGGCAGCATTACCCGCTTCACCTCCCATGGAGATTGCATTGTCAAGCGACTGCGGAGTAAGCACTTTCTTGACATCATCTTGATCCACTTTCATGGGCACATAAGACAAATTCCACGCACTCATCTTTATGTTCCCTGCAACTTTCTTCTGCATGTCTTTGAGCCAAACGAAAAGATTATTGTAGTCAAAGTACTTGCTTTCCCAAAAAATATTTTTGGTACTCCGCAAGAATTTAATCTCAGCATCAACCCTATCTTGATCATCAGGTCCTAAAAGCGCAAGTTTGGTCAATCTTTTATCAATAAAGACGACCAACTGCTTCACCTTATTCATCCACTCAAAAGCGGGGCCAGCATCCTGTTCAAGTGTAACAGAAAACTCATTACCCCATTGATGCATTTCACGTATCGTCTCCTCCATCTGAGGTTTCACTTCAAGCATCGCCATGATGAATTTGCGAGTAAGCTCAACAACCTCATTAGTCTCCATAGCATCATTAAGCACAGGGAAAGAAGGAAGATATTTATCAGCCGTTTCATCCAGCGATTTCATAATCTTCTTCGAAGCTTTTCCCTCTGGGGTCTTATCAGGTTTTGCAACCCAATTAACATCCCACTGAATATACGGCCGACGCTTGTCGGATAAATCAGGCTTAGTCTTCCACGAGACAGTATTCACAAACTTCTTCCAAGGATTCAAAATATATGTAGTGTGAGCAATATTAAGACGAGCATTATCTCCAATTGATCTAGCTTTCGCATATTCCAAAGGAGTTTCATACTTCTTCTTAGTGGCTTTCTCGATACCTTCCGATATCTGAGGCCATTGCTCCTTGACCCAAACTGCATCAGGTGCAACTTTGGGATCAAATCGCTCAACTTTCGTGATCACATTATAGACCAATCCTTGATAGGGGTCAACCTTCAAGGCAAAAAGCTGAGCCTCAGCGATCATATCCGCCTTAGCCGTTCCAGCCGCCGTCACATGCTTATGAGCTCCCCACGCCTCTGTTCTCACAGGGCCGGGGGTGACCGACTTAGTAGGTTCATGCAGCTGATTCGCTGACACCAACATAGCACCCCGTCCATCAGACGCTTGTTTCACAGTGCCAGACTTAACTGGTTTCGTGAGATTAAACATCCCGGTATCGAGGTTACTCTGATACATTTCAATCTTGTGCTCAACACTCTCCAAGTTATCAGGGGCAACATTAGAATACTCTTTGTCAAGCAACAATTGTCGCTCTTCAATTTTCTTCTGCTCCTCCTCGTGAGTGCGAACATTCTCTTCATCGGCTTGTTTCTCAATGAGCATACGCAACATCGCACGCTTACGACCATCATAAGTCTCATCGAGACTTTGAACTGATTGAAACGCAATTTCATAATAAGGGTACACCAAAGTGGCCCAATTATAATGATCATTGCCTTCAATCGCTCCTTTATGAATAGCAATAACATAACCGTCAGAAGCTTGAAGTGACTGCCCACTAGCACCAGGAACCGTCGAGAGGTTATGATAAACTCTCCCGAACGGTAACTCTTTGTTAAAAACAAGAGTGCCGTGAACAGCATAATTTTTGAGTTTATTATCTTCATGCTGGCTGAATGTGTAATTAACCCATGTGGGGTCATTCTTCATTCTGCCGCAAGTCTGATATTTAACTCCAAAGAAACATTCAATACGATTGAATATAGACTCGTAATTGTCGCGTTTCCAAATCACCAAATCAACAATTTCACCATCACTAGTGAACATGATATCAGGCGATGTGAAGACCATCCACTCATCGAGCAGCATCTCACGCGAGACAAATCTACCATTAACAACCGCACCAATCGAGGGTCTAGGTAACTTCCTAAGAGAATCAACAACATGGTTGCACGTGGTCACAGTCTTGGTCATATTTCCATCGAAATCAAAAAATCTGATAAACGACAATTGGGAGATCAAAACTCCGTCAGTATAAATACCGACGGTGCCATCATTCAACTTGCTAACATCTCTAGGGATGCTGCCTTTTATAGCAGCCTCATCACCCTTATCCACTTTGAGTTGTTTGACCTTGACGTAATTCATAGACCCATACTCGCCGCTATGCATTGCATCATCGATGTGACGATTCCACACCAAAAATACATGATAAACAACGCGAGCTTGAATCCCAATCATCACCAACCAAAATCCACCAAAACTCAACACATCGCCAAGATGCTCCGCAAACATATCTTCAACTCCCAAGATGCGCAACGTGGCTGATGCAACTCGAAAGTTGACATAACCAACACCTGCCATCATAAAAGAGCAAACAAATTGAGTCATTCGTTGATACAAATGACCTCGAAGATAGAGATTCTCACGGAAACTTTTCTCGACATTTTCAACATGTCTCTTCATACCCAAGAGTCGGAACACCATTCCGACCTTAGGCCAAACGAGCATGGTCCCAAGTGCCAGGATCTCCAGTCCCGCAACAAGTGGCATTCCAACGAGCGTGCAAAGTATTGCTGTCGCCAATGCCAACATTGTAAATTTAGCGGTTCCAAAGACTGTCTTGCGCACGGCCCATTGAGTGGTAGTCTGAACCCAAACGTGACCATTTCGGATCGCATTTTCGGCAGACGTTAACCATTCATCAATCGCGCGTACAACCAGCCATTGCTCATCATCAACTGAGGAGGCGAACTCGAACGCGTTAATTGAGACATTCTGTCTCACACACGGTTCATTCAACCCACACATCATAGCACTAGGATCGCTAGGATCCTTGGGTCGTACAACGACAGCCCAAGATTCCTGGAAATTGCAATCCACAGAAGCCATAATCTTCTCACCATCCACTCGTGTCTTGAATTCACAATAACACGACGGATCTCTTCGGTTCTCTAAGTCGACCGCTCGTTGTAAACGCGTTGTCATCTCGAGAACGTTAGTGATAGTGTTGAGGTTGGCTACTCCACAATCCACCTCGTAGCGTCGCGGACAAGGTTTGTCAGCGCCCACAAAGGCCGGAAAGAAAAATATCCACCCCAAAAGAAAGATAAACCACCAGCAGTGCCATGGATAATCCACGTTAGCTGCCTTCTTCATCTCTCTTTTCATCTCCTCAAATTCATCGCTTGTAGCTCGATGATCCGTGCTAGATTCAGCACGCGACTCGTCCTTCGCCACAAGACTCACAGTTGGATTCTGCAGAGCACTGGTGACAGGGACAAAGGTAGGAACACGTATAGTGACCCTCCGTTCTCTTCTTCGAGGAGACCTCTTGATTTGGCTGCGTCCGAACGCATTCCAAAAATCAACAGGGCCACCATATGTGCTCTCTACACGTTTCAGGTTGTGAGAAACCTCGTATCTATGCAATACTTTAGGACACACGAGTTCGGGCAAGTTCCATCGAGTATTGATCACAAAGCAATCAAACTTTCCGCACTCACAACACCAAACTCGGTCCTCGGGTTCCTCCTCACATTCATGCACTTCACGCTGCTCAGCTGCAGTTGAACAACCAGCATCATCTACTTCCTCATCGGAAAGACGTCTTACACCGTTATCGTTCACCTTGCTGCGAGCGTAATCATCCAAACGGACATCACCCTCAACAGGGCGCTTTACATCCTTTTCTGGCTGATCGCGCATCAAATTCGCAAAAGTGTCTTGAGTGACACCTTCGCTTTTTCCTTCAACTCC